TCTCACAACCGTCACCGAGTCGCCGTCGGGTGCCGAGGCCAACAAGACCTACGCGGACAACCGGGTCTATGCCGTCCTCGTCTCTGCGGAGGAGTTCGGCGGCACGATCGAGGCCTACACCTACCCGGAAGAGTGGAAGCAGTGCGACGGCTCCGCCACCCCTTCCGCCGGTGTGTCCGTGGGTCAGCAGAGCCGCCGTGCCTTCGGTCTCTCCTACCGCACCCTCGTCGGTAACGACCTCCAGGGAACGGACTTCGGCTACAAGCTGCACCTCGTCTACGGTGCGACGGCGGCACCCTCCGAGAAGGCCTTCGCCACCGTCAACGACTCGCCGGAGGGGATCACCTTCAGCTGGGAGGTGACCACGATCCCGGTGGACGTTCCCGGTACCGACCCGGCCACTGGCAAGCCCTACAAGCCGACGGCCCTGCTGACGATCGACTCCACCAAGGTCGACCCCGACGCTCTCGCCGACCTCGAGGACTTCCTCTACGGCACTGTGGGTACCGACCCGTCGCTTCCGCTTCCGGGTGACGTGCTCGCGATCTTCGCGGCGTCGATCTCGGAGGTCACGCCGACGGCTCCGACGTACAACTCGACGACGGATCTCATCACGATCCCTTCCGTCACGGGAGTCGTGTACAAGATCGACGGCGTCACCGTCCCGGCCGGTACCGTGCCCATCACCTCGGACACGATCGTCAAGGCCTACCCGACCACGGGCTACCGCTTCCCGCCGGTCGTGCAGGACGAGTGGTTCTTCGACTTCTCGTAATCCATCGCATGACAGAAAGGAGACCAGAGAGTGCTTGTCGTAACAGTTCCTCTGCGTGAAGGATTCAATCACGAAACGCAGGAATTCGTGGTTCTTGACGGGTTCGAGCTGAAACTGGAGCACTCTCTGGTCACCTTGTCAAAATGGGAGTCACATTTCAAGAAACCGTTCTTGAGTGACACTGAGAAGTCCGATGAGGAATTGCTTTGGTATGTCAGAGCGATGATCCTCAACAAGAAAGTCCCCCCGGAGCTTTTCCTCCGGATGTCGAAGCAGAACATCCAGGACATCAACGATTACATCGAAGATTCGATGACTGCGACATGGTTCAATGAGCCGAAGACTTCCGGAAAGAGCCGAGAAAAGATCACCGCCGAACTCATTTACTACTGGATGATCGAGTTCGGGATCCCCGTCGAGTTCGAGCACTGGCATCTGAACCGTCTGCTGACTCTGATAAAGGTGTGCAGTCACAAGAAGGCTCCGCCCAAGAAGATGAGTCCAGCAGAAGCGATGCGGATGCGGGAAGAGCTCAACGAACAGCGTAAGAGAGAAATGAAAACGACAGGCTGAGGGGAGGAAGCTGAATGGCGAGGATCGTATGGGGCGCTACAGGCGAGCGTTACTACGAAACCGGTGTCGACCGGGGTGTTCTGTACGTCGGATCGCTTCCTGGTGTTCCTTGGAACGGTCTCACCTCAGTCAACGTCAGTTCTGACGGAGGAGATCCCAAGCCGTACTACATCGATGGCGTCAAGTACCTGAATCTTCCTTCTCCGGAAGATTTCCGGGCGACCATAACCGCCTACACGTATCCCAGCGAGTTCGGGGTCTGTGACGGATCGGTAAAGGTGCGTTCGGCTTCTCGTACCGGACCATGATCGGCAACGATATTTCTGCCGAACACGGGTACAAGATCCATCTGATCTACAACGCTCTGGCTGCCCCATCGGGAGCTGATTACCGGACACTCAGTGACAACACTGATCCGGAGGATTTCAGCTGGTCGGTAACCGCTCGTCCACCGGTCACAACCGGCTATCACCGCACTCCTCACATCGTTATCGACAGCCGTACGACCAACGCTGAAACCATAGCGGTTCTCGAGGATATTCTCTACGGAACCAACGAATTCGAAGCCCGCTTGCCCGACTTCGACGAACTCGTAGAGATATTCGATGACAATGCCACGTTCGAAGTCATCGACAACGAAGACGGAACGTTCACGGTCATCGGTCCGGAGAGCGCCATTCAGATGCTGGACGAAGAGACGTTCCAGATCACCTGGCCGACGGCTATATTCATCGACGAAGACTCGTACACAATCAGCTCCTAGCAGAAAGGCGGTTAAATGGCTACCGTCACGGGATTGACCGCCGCTGCGATGATCGCGATCCGTGATCAGACGATCGTTGAGGCTGAAATCACGGGTGGGCATCTTATTCTCACCCGGTACGACGAGAGTACGATCGATGCCGGTTCCATAGCGAGTGCCGTAGGTGCCGCGACGGACACCACTGCGGGTGTGGTCGAGCTGGCCACCTCGGCAGAAACGATCGCCGGAACAGATTCCACAAGGGCGGTCACTCCGGCAGGACTTCTGTCCCTGGCTTCTACCAAGCAGCCGATCGACGACGATCTCACCGCTATCTCCAATATCTCTCCGGCGAACGACGACTTCATTCAGAGGAAGTCCGGCGTCTGGGTGAACCGTACTCTGGCGCAGGTCTCATCGGATCTTTCGGCAACTCTCCTGCCGAAGACCGGCGGCACCATGACCGGTGCGATAACCTCCAATCGATCGGCAACCACCGATGTGATTCTCGGTGGCGGGATAAGTGGTGATACTTTCGACCGAGTTCGTGAATACGCTGACGGTAAGCGCGAAGTCGGTCCTGGTTCCGGTGCTCGTGATGTGAACTGGTACCGAGCTAGCTCGGGGCTCTGGCGAACCGACCATTCGGTGGATATTGTCACCAACCTTACCGTTGGTGGTACGGCTGGCTTCACCGGTGCTTTTACCGGTGCTTCCAACATGAATGTCGGTGCCTGGACTTCGTGGACTCCGACTTGGACCACTTCCAGCGGGTCGGCAACTCCATCGTTCGGTAACGCCACCGTCGACTGTAAGTACGTCCGTTTCGGTCGCACCATTCATTACCGGATGAACATCGTATTCGGTAACACGACCAACTTCGGAACATCCCCCACAAGCTCTGACAACTGGCTGTTCTCGATGCCGGTAACTGCTGCGGCTTCGGGTGTCCCTGTCGGATACGCTTCATATTGGGTGGGAAGCCTGACAAAGGCGACGGCTGGTCTGGCTCATCTGAACTCGACCACTCAGATCATCCTCTACACGGGTTCGGGAAGCGCTGACAACTCTTCTCTGGCCGGTGGAATCGTGGACTCCGTCAGCCCTCTGACCTGGGCCAACGGTGACCGTCTCTCCATATTCGGAACCTACGAAGCTGCTGCTTAGGAGGCGGTTTTGGGTACACAGGTCAAGCTATATCTGGCCACACCACGGATCATACAACCGAAGACCTGGACCCGACTGGTTTTCGACAAGGTTCTTCGCGATGACGTAGGTATGGTTCGCGATCTTTCCTTCGTCGTTCCGAAGAGGAATACAGACTTCATTTGGAGTCGTGAGATCACCTGGGCAGACCTTTCGGAGATTCCTCCGGATGACGTCCGTCCTCGTCAATTCATGTCCAGGTTCATGCGTGATCTCACGGACGATGACACCGGAACCGACAACGAGATCGATACTCCGGGTCGAGACTGGGACATGGCGACGTGGCAGTTCCATGGATTCGCGAACCAGAGATACTGCGCTGAAGTCTGGCACGACCACCACGAACAAGCACTGATCGACCACGCCCAGTTTGTAGCAACGACCTGGGACTACTGACCAAACTCGTCCCGAAGGGGTCGTATGATACGCATCACGTCGTCCGGCTCCTTCAAGAACACCGAAGCTTTCTTGAACAGGGTTTCGAGAGGTGATATTTACCGGTCGATCGTTGCCGGTGCCGAAGCAGGAGTAAGAGCTCTTGCCGATGCCACCCCTCTGGATTCAGGACTTGCTTCGGATTCCTGGGATTACGAGATCGAACGTAGTGGGAAAGCCGTCACGATCAAGTGGACGAACAACGACGTCGAGAACGGATTTCCTGTGGCTATCATGCTGCAGCTCGGTTACGGAACAGGTACGGGAGGCTATGTGCAGGGCAGAGACTACATCAACCCTGCCATGAAGCCTATATTCGACAAGATCGCGGATGATGTCTGGAAGGCGGTGACCTCGGCATGAGCAGTATCGATGAGCGCGTTGTACAAATGCGTTTCGACAACGCGGCTTTCGAGCGGGGTATTGCCAGGACCCGCGACTCGCTCGGCAGGTTCACCAAAGAACTCGAGATGAAGGGTGCCACAAAGGGCCTTTCCGATGTCGAAGCCGCAGCCAAAAGACTGTCTTTCAAGAACATCGAATCCGGTGTTCAGGCAGTTGCGGGTCATATTCGTACTCTGTCTACCAGTGCCGTTCAAGGTCTCGAAAAGGTCGGGCACGGTGTTCAGTCGGTAGCTACCAAGGTTCAAGCGATGTCTGCGAACGTCGCCAAGAACCTGAACAGCATCGACAACGAGGGCAAGAAGGTCTCGTTCAAGAACATCGAACAAAACGTCCAGGCCATATCCGACCGCTTCAGAGCGATGTCGGTCGTGGCTACGACTGCTCTCGCAACCATCGCTCACCAAGCCATATCTGCCGGTGGTCAGTTGGTGAAGTCTTTCACCTTCTCCCCCATTACGGATGGTTTCCGTGAGTACGAGACCAACCTGAATTCGATTCAGACCATCCTGGCTAATACACAGGCCGCCGGTACGAATCTTCAGGATGTCACCAAAGCGCTCGATGAGCTCAACCACTACTCCGACCAGACGATCTACAACTTCTCCGAGATGGCGAAGAACATCGGTACCTTCACGGCTGCCGGTGTTGCCCTCAAGCCTGCTACTGCAGCAATCAAGGGTATCGCCAACCTGGCGGCTCTTTCCGGATCGAATTCGGAACAGGCCTCCGGAGCCATGTATCAGCTTTCTCAGGCCATATCCGCAGGACGGGTTACGCTTGAGGACTGGAACTCGGTCGTCAACGCCGGTATGGGTGGTACCGTATTCCAGAGGGCTCTGGCTCTCAATGCTGAGAAGATGGGAACCCTCAGCAAGGGTGCGGTAAAGCTCAAGGGTGACATGAAGAATGTCACGATCGAAGGAAAGTCTTTCCGTGAATCCATCACGGCTAAGCCTGGACAGGAATCGTGGCTCACATCGGACGTTCTTACCCGGACCCTTTCGCAGTTTACGGGTGACCTGTCTGATGCTGAACTCGCTGCGCAGGGATTCAGCAAGGCACAGATCAAGGCCATTCAGGATCAGGCCAAGATGGCGAAGAGTGCGGCGACAGAGGTCAAGACCGCAACCCAGCTCTTCGGCACGTTCAAGGAACAGCTCGGTTCCGGATGGGCACAAACCTGGGCGCTCATATTCGGTGACTTTGCCGAAGCCAAGGGCTTGTTCACGGGTATCAGCAACAGCATCGGCGGAATTCTTCAGCGTTCTTCCGACGCCCGTAACAAGATGCTCAAGGACTGGGATAAGCTTGGAGGCCGTAAGGCCCTTATCGAAGGCATTACGAACGTCTTCAAGGCTCTTGGTTCGGTAGCGGCACCGATCAAGGATGCTTTCCGGGACATATTCCCGGCCACCACGGGCAAACAGCTCGCGGACATGACCAAGAACTTCGCGGAGTTCACGAAGAACCTCAAAATCGGAGATGAGACAGCTGGCAAACTGAGAAGGACCTTCGCTGGTGTCTTTGCGATATTTGGAATCGCATTCGACATCATCGGAGGAGTTGTTGGCGTAATCTTTGATCTGTTCGGAGTCATTAGCGAGGGCTCTGGCGGACTGCTCAACTTTACTGCTGGTTTCGGCGATTTCCTGGTCGCTCTGCGAAAGGGAATCCAAGAGGGAGAAGGACTCAAGAACTTCTTCTCGGGTCTTTCAGCCGTTCTCTCGGTACCGATCAGGCTCGTTCAACTTCTTGGCGCATTTCTGGCGAAGCTCTTCGAGGGCAGCGGTTCCAGCAATGTCGAGAAGAAGGTCGAGGGCATATCCTCCAAGCTCGAGCCTCTCGGAAGGCTTGGGGAAGTCGTCGCGACCGTATGGGGCAAGGTTCTCACGGTCATGGAGAACGTCGGCTCCTTCTTCAACGACCTTGGTGGCAGGATCGCCAAGGTTCTCAGCAGCATCGGTATCGAAGCCGCAACGATGTTTGAGGGCATGGACTTCGAGAAGGTTCTGGCAGCCTTCAACACCGGTCTGTTCGCCGGTCTGGTTCTGTTGATCAAGAACTTTGCCGGTGGTGGTCCTGCCGGTCTTCTTGACGGCATTTCCGACGCCATCGAGGGATTCACAAACACTCTCGGTGCCATGCAGAACACCCTTCGAGCCACGACTCTTCTTCAGATCGCTATCGCCATCGGGATTCTGGCAGTCTCGATGAACATATTGTCGAAGATCGATCAACAAGGGCTCATGCGGGCATCCGTAGCCATCGCCCAACTGTTCAGTACCCTGATTCTCACTCTCTTGGCTTTCGAGAAGATGTCGGGTTTCCAGGGTCTGGCCAAGATGCCCTTGGTTGCGGCAGGTTTGATTCTTCTGAGCACTGCGGTCGTTATTCTGACGCACGCAATGGAGAACATGGCTGCTCTGGACTGGAACGGACTTGCGAAGGGATTGACGGGTGTAACCGTTCTTCTGGGTTCACTGGTCGCAGTCTCGCAATTCATCAAGAATCCGGCTGGTCTTATTTCCACGGGTCTCGGAATGCTCGTCCTAGCCGCTGGAATCAAGATTCTGGTCAGTGCGGTGACGGATCTCGCGGGTCTGGACTGGAATGGTCTCGCCAAGGGACTTGTCGGTGTCGGTACCCTTCTGGGTGCTCTGGTTCTCTTCACCATGTTCGCCAAGGTCAACAAGGGCGGACTTCTTCAGGGTGCGGGAATCATATTGCTGGCGGCAGGGATCAAGATCCTCGCCAGTGCGGTAAAGGACATGGCGAAGATGTCCTGGGGAGAGATAGCCAAGGGTCTGGTCACCCTTGCTGGTTCTTTGACCCTTATCACGGCCGCGCTTATGTTCATTCCACCGACGGCTCCTCTGGCCGCCCTGGGTGTCCTGGGTATAGCCATATCCTTGGGCATGATTGCCAAGGCTCTCGCAGTCATGGCGAAGATGAGCTGGGCCGAAATCGGTTCCAGTCTCACAGTCATGCTGGGTGCTCTGACGATCATCGCAGCGGCTCTGTACGTTATTCCTCCGACGGCTCCGCTTGCTGCGGCCGGTGTGCTTATCACGGCTCTAGCCCTCCAGCAAGTCGCCAAGGTCCTGGAAGATTTCGCCCAGTATTCCTGGGAGGAGATCGGCAAGGCGATGACAATGCTTGCCGGTACTCTCGGAATCATCGCTGCTGCGCTGTTCTTCATGACCGGGGCACTTCCCGGTGCTGCCGCGACGCTTATTGTCGCTGCGGCTCTGAGAGTTCTTGCTCCAGTCCTTCAGCAATTCGGTCAGATGTCGTTGGAGGAGATCGGAAAATCCCTGCTGATGCTGGCAGGATTCTTCGTCACCTTCGCTGCGGCATCACTTCTTCTGGCTCCAGTCGTACCGATCATGATCGCCATGGCGGCAGCCGTAGCCCTTCTGGGTGCCGGTATGCTGGCCGCAGGTGCTGGTATATTCTTGTTCGCAACTGGACTCACGGCTCTAGCAGCCGCAGGTGCAGCAGGAACAGCGGCTATCGTGGGTATCGTGATGGGCCTAATAGGCCTTATTCCCGAACTCATGAAGCAGATCGGTCTTGGGATCATCGCTTTCGCGAAGGTCATCCAAGGGGCAGGTCCGGCGATTCTCAAGGCGATTACAGTCGTCCTGGAAGCGCTCATATCTGCCATCGTAAGACTGACGCCCAAGATCGTGGACGCGCTTCTGCGCATGATGTCCATGATGGTCCAGAAGATGGCCCAGTATATCCCGAGGATGGTGGACTCAGGTCTTAGGCTGCTGACCGGTATCTTGAACGGTATCGCCAACAACATCGGACGAATACTCGATGTTGCGACACGTCTCGTCGTGAAGTTCCTCGACGGAATCGGTCGTAACCTCCCGAAGGTTATCGATTCGGGCGTCAAACTCATCATCAAGTTTGTCGACGGCGTTACCAGGGCGATCGATGCCAATGCTCCGGCTCTCGGTGCGGCAGGTGGCCGTCTTGCAGTAGCCATCGTCAAGGGTATGGCCAGAGGCATCATGTCTGGTCTCGGAGAGATCGCGAGTGCTGCAAAGAGCGTTGCAAGCAGTGCCCTCGAGTCTGCTAAGGGTGTTCTCGGTATTGCTTCACCTTCGAAGGAATTCGAGAAGATCGGTAAGTACGTCATCGACGGCTTCCGTAAGGGTCTGGACGGTAACAAGGCAAGCGTCAACGAGGCGATGAAGAAGCTGGGTGCCGATCTCAAGGCAGCTATGCGTGATTCAGCCAAGGACGTTGATGTTCTTGAAGCCAAGCTGAAGAGGCTTACCAGTGCCCGCAAGAGAGACTACGACGAGATACGGAAGACCCGGAAAGCACTGGCTCAGGCTAAGAAGGAAAACAAGGCCGAAGTCGCTGCTTACGTGTACGTGACCACGTCTCTCAAGAAACGATCAACCGCTCTCGGTAAACTGGCTGATCAGCAAGACAAGATCAACGCCAAGCTGGAAGATGCCAAGAAGAAGCTCGAGGATCTCGTCAAAACGAGAGCAGACTTCAAGGCTCAGATCATCGACCAGTACAACAACCTCCCTGAGATCACCCCCGAGACGAAGGTCTCCGACTACGAAGCAGATCTCCAGAAGCAAATCGAGAAGACGAAGCAATTCGCCAATACTCTTCAGAGACTTCGTGACCTCGGTCTGAATGACGAGTCGTACCGACAGCTTCTCGCCAAGGGTATCGATGCGCTTCCGTTCGCGAACCAACTCCTGGCTGGCGGAAAGGAAGAGATCAACAAGGTCAATGACCTTAACAGTCAGCTCTCTACCGTCGCCAAGTCGCTGGGTCTTCAGGCTTCCAGTGAGCTGTACGATGCCGCAGTGAAGGCTGCTGAGGGACTCGTCAAGGGTCTGCAGAATCAGCAGAAAGCCATCGAGAAGCAGATGGATGCCATCGCTGACGCCATGGTCCGAGCCATCAAGAAGAAGCTCGGTATCAAGTCGCCCTCCAGGGTGTTCATGGAGATCGGTCGATTTTCTGCGGAGGGTGTTGCGAAGGGCGTGGACGAAATGTCCGGTTTGGTGGAGAAGTCTGCTAACAACCTCGGAACGACTGCTACGGATTCTCTCCGTAAGTCGCTTTCGAACGTAGCAGACATGGTCTCCAGAGACATCGACACTAGGCCTGTCATCACGCCCGTCCTTGATCTGTCCAGCGTCAGGAAGGATGCCGGTCAGATAGGTGGACTGATAACGGCCAAGGACATATCCATCGATTCGGCCTACGCCAAGGCTCGATTCGTAGCAGCCAGCTACGCCAGTAACCAAGCCGCAGCCGAGCAGAGCGATATTTCCACGCCCGTCTCTCCGGTCACCTTCATCCAGAACAACACTTCGCCCAAGGCTCTTTCTTCGGCGGAGATCTACCGTCAGACGAAGAACCAACTGTCCATGAAGAAGGGAGCTCTGAAGACAACGCCGTGATCACCAGGGTGGAAGTGCGAAACAATCAGGGCGCCCTTCTCAATCTGCAGTTGGATGACGACACCGACAGTATCCATGTTCTGGATATTGACGGTTTGGGTCCAGTGAAGGCGACACTCGTTTCGTCATCATTCGCCCAGCTCCCCGGAGAACAGCTCAATTCCAAGCGGCGGGAAACCCGGAACATCAAATTCCAATTGGGTTTGAATCCGGACCCCGCCGCTCTGGAGTCGTACGAAAGTCTGAGGTTCCAGCTCTACGAGTTCTTCATGTCCGAGACCGATGTCAGCCTCCGTTTCTTCACTGACGGGGGCTTGACGGTCGATATTCTCGGTACGGTAGAGACGTGCGATCCTACGATCTTCGACCAAGAGCCTGCGATGCAGGTTTCCATCATGTGCTTCAATCCGGATTTCTTCGATCCGACACCTGTGCACCTGACTGGAAACACGACTTCGGGGAGTACGACAATACCCATTACGTACGACGGGCACATCGAGACGGGTGTGATATTCACTCTCAACGTGGACCGTACGTTGACTGAGTTCACGCTGTATCACACCCTTCCGAGTGGAGAGATCCGTTCCATGGATTTCTCTGGCGATCTCGCTTCCGGCGACGTGCTGACCATCAGTACCGTTCCTGGGAGTAAGAGCGTCACCCTCGTACGTTCGGGCATATCCAGCTCTATGCTGTGGGCGATCCCGCCTCAGTCTGTCTGGATGTCTCTGGTTCGAGGTGTAAACCAATTCCGTGCCTACGCCACAGGTGCGGATATTCCCTACACCCTCGATTACACGAAGAAGTACGGAGCATTGTGATGGAGATCTATATTCTCGATCCTTTGCTCCGACGTGACAGGGTCATCGACACCTTCGAGTCGCTCATCTGGACCGAGAGGTACCAGACACACGGCGACTTCGAGCTGGAGATATTGTCGACTCAGGACAGCCGGAGAACCTTCACGGCCTCCACTCTCCTGGCCACCAACGTGTCGCATTACGTCATGATGGTGGAAACGATCGAGAAAGCCCTAAGCGACGAAGGCAAGAAGATCCTCAAGGTCCAGGGCCGTTCTCTAGAGGCCATATTGCTGGACCGAGTGGCTAAAGAGTCTCTCGATGATCTGACGACGTCGCCAAAGTGGACAATCACTGATGAGCCCGCTGACGTGGCTCGGAAGATATTCCACGACATCTGCGTCACGGGTATTCTCGATACACAGGACATCATTCCCTTCATCAACGAAGGGACGTTCCTGGCAGCCAGCACAATCCCGGAACCCGTCGATCCGGTTACTGTCGAACTGGAACCAATGACCGTCTATGACGCCATTGCCCAGATCTGCAGTACTTACAATCTCGGGTTCCGTCTTCTTCGCGAGTACGACACTTCCAACCTGTGGTTCGATATTTACTCCGGTAGCGATAGGACCACGGGACAGTCAACTCTCGCGCCAGTGGTGTTTGCTCCAGGACTTGACAATCTGGAGAACACGAAAGAACTGACCATCGTCGAGAACGCCAAGAACGTGGCCTACGTATTTTCTCCGGCGGGATTCGAGATGGTCTATCCCGAGGATGTAGACCCGGACGTCGAAGGTTTCGAACGTCGTGTTCTGGTAGTCAATGCCAGCGATATTACGAGCGAAAACCCCGACGTCTCGGCGGCTCTCATCCAGCGAGGAAAAGAAGAGCTGGCCAAGAACCGTACTTACCAGGCTTTCGATGGCGAAATCAGCCAGAACAGTTCGTACAAGTACGGCGTTCATTACAATCTCGGTGATCTGATCGAGATGCGTAATGAAGACGGTATCGCGAACAACATGCGGGTGACCGAGCAGATCTTCGTTTCCGACAAGGAAGGTGAGCGCGCATATCCTACGCTCACTCTCAATGTCTTCATCAACACTGGCTCCTGGCTATCGTGGATGAAAGACAAGACCTGGTTGGATCTCGACTCGGACACCGATTCCGTATGGGGTAATCAGCCGTGATATTTACAAGGGAGGTAAAGCGTGGCCATCGGTGATGCAGCAACAGCCGCTGGATTCGCGGTCGTCCCGGATACGGGTGAGGAAGGCCGTGTTCGCTGGGGAGGACGAGAGATCACTCGGACTCGCGATTACATCGCGAATGTGAAGGCCCTCGTTCCTGTCGGAAAGGCGGGTTTCCGTACAGCGGCGGGCATATCCTCCGGGACGGCTGACCCGACAGGTGGCTCTGATGGAGACATCTACTTCAAGATCATCAGCTAGGAGGTGACATGACTGACTGGACAAAGACGACCAATAACGGCAGCGGAAAGATGATGATCCGCGATACCGGAACTGATGTAGAGTTCTGGTTCAAAGCCGGATATTCGGACAACTGGTACAACGGTCTGCAATTCAGTTACACGGCGAACGGTTCGACGACCAACAAGTCCATCAACTACCCTACGGGTGCTGACTGGTACAAGGTCGGGGAACGCACGGTAACGACCGAACAGACGGTCACTTTCAGACTGCTGACTGACACCAGCATTTCGGGTATCGGTACTTCTACGACCTTCAGTCATGCCATCGACCGGGCATCGGTTCCATCGGCTCCGAGCAGACCGGTCATATCCTCCATCAAGTCGACGTCATTTGTAGCCACGTTTTCGGACGGGTCGAATGGCGGGGCCTCGATCAATTCGAGACAGATTGCTTACAGCCCTACATCGGACCGGGGTGACGGCGATGTCGTCAGTTCCGATGGATCGACAACCATATCCGGTCTCTCAACTGGAACAAAGTACTGGATCTGGGCCCGTACGCATAACTCTGAAGGTTATAGCGCGTGGTCCTCTGCAGCAACGGCTACGACACTCAAGGTTCCTGAGGCTCCGAGTACTCCACTACTCTCGAGCGTCACGGCTACCAGCGTAGACGTTGCTTTCATGGCGAACGGGAATGGCGGTTCCCCGATCATCGGTTATCAGATCGGATATGGAACCAATCCCACAACTCCGACCACAACTGTGTCGGCGACTTCGCCTCAGGTGGTTTCTGGTCTGACCCCCGGAACCGTGTACTACTTCTTCGCCAGGGCCCAGAGCTCTGTCGGATGGAGTCCATGGTCGGGGGCAGCCAGTACCAGAACTGTCGCCGGAGCCTATATTCAGGTGGGCTCAACAGTGAAGCTTGCCGTTCCTTATGTGAAGGACGGCGGAGTCTGGAAAATCGCAGAACCATGGGTCCGAAATCTAGGAGTCTGGAAGAGAACCATCTAGCAGAACGGATATTTCGTGGACACTTGGGTACAGGTAGTCCTGACTTCAGTTTCCGGAATCGTCGCATCGATCATCGCGTCTGGTGGTTTCTGGGCCTACTTGCATCGCAAGGGTGAAGCGAAGTCTTCGACTACCACCATAGTGATGGGACTGGCTTACGACAAGATCACCTCTACTGGGGTCGAGATCGTAAACCGGGGGGTCGTCACGAAGGACGAACTCGAGGAGCTGAACAACTTCTACTGGGGGCCGTACAAGGCTCTTGGGGGGAACGGGGTGGCGGAGCAGATCATGAATCGAGTTCACGAACTCCCGATCATCCACAGCAGTAGGTTTGCCGACATACTTCCTCCCAACGAAGGGTTCGTCAACAATGTCCGAGTCATCCCACCACGCCAAAGCGAGAACACCACTTCTCGGTGACAAGACTTACGCCGTCATCAAGCAGTCGGCGGCGTTCGTACTTCCGGCGATGGGAGCGCTATATTTCACCCTCGCCCAGATCTGGCATCTCCCGAACGCCGAAGAAGTGATCGGTACGATCGCGGCGGTGAACACTTTCCTGGGTGTACTGCTCGGGATATCGACGCGGTCCTACAACCGGAGCAATGCCAAGCCGCAGTACGTAGGCGAAGTTGCTTTCGAGGCAGTGGACGGGGACGAGACCACGAAGCGCATGGTGACTCGGCTCAACACGCATCCTCAGGTGATCGCCTCCATGGATCAGGTCACTTTCGGAGTGGTAGACGAAGTGGAGAACAACTGACGTGCTCGACAACGAAGAGATTGAGAACCGGTTCGGGTTCCACAAGGCGGCGATCGAAGGTCCGGAGTCCGCCACAGAGATGCACAAGAACCTCCGGGTCGCCTTCAAGGAGTTCGCGGCGGTCCTCGTGCAGATGCTTCCCGCCGACGCTTCGGCCAAGAGGTACAGGCATCTGGCGTACGACGATCTGGAGCGGGCTTCCATGTGGGCGCACAAGGCGATAGCACAGATGGCGCCTATGATACGGGAGTAACATCCTCAGCAGGGGTCGCATATTTTACAGCGGCTATAATGAGACCCCTACGAAAGGACTGTTCACGATGAACAACCCGTTCAAGAAGACCAAGGAACCGACTGAACTCGATGACATCATCGGGCGTCTGCACAAGGCTATTATCAACGCGAACCCCGAGACCGAGGGTTACGCCCACATGGTCGACCAGTACACCAAGCTGAAGAAGATTCAGGCTGAAACCAGCCAGAAGCCCATCAGCAGGGAAGCACTGTTCGCCGCGGGTGTGAACCTCACCGGGATTCTGATGATCATCAGCTTCGAGCGGACGCACGCGCTGACGTCGAAGGCTCTCGGTTTCATCTTCAAGACGAAGAACTCATCCTGATACTCCCCGCAGGACCATAAACGGCGGCGTGTAGACCCTAGCAAGGTTTGCACGCCGTTTGTTTTTTTTGCCTTCGCAGGATTTACAAGCCTTATAAAGAGAACCGTACTACGAAAGGAACCCAATGGGTGTCAAGAAGAAGTTCAACGGAGTAAAGGCTAAGATCAAAACCCACGCCCCCGCCATCATCGCAGTCGTATCTGCAGGAGTTGCTGGTTATCTCGCAGTCACAAACCACCGTCTGAAGACTGAGCATGCTGCTCAGATCGACGAATGGGTGGAACACGACAAGGCTCGAGACAACGAGATTCACCTCCCCGAAGATTACGCCCAGCTGTTGAAAGAAGGACATACGGGTCACCTGACAAGCCCCTTCTACGACTTCTGTCTAACCATCCAGAAGCACAACCATCCAGAAGACTGATCTCAAAAAGCCCTCTGCCCCGCAAGGGGTATGGTTTTTGCCCTCGTACATTTTACAACGCCTATAATGAGACCCCTACGAAAGGAATAGCAATGAATCTCAAGCAGAAGCTCAACAAAGTCAAGACCAAGGTCAAGGCTCACGCTCCCGAAATCATCGCCATCACTTCCGTAGTCATCGCAGGTACCGTTACGGTTGCCCTCGCTCGCAAAACCACCGTCAAGGACAGCAACGGAAACTCTGTTGCCATCGACGACTGGTACTTCAACCACATCCGGGAGGAGTACAACAAGTTGATGGAACAGCGCTCCGAAAAGTCCGCGGACAACGCGAACCAGGACAACGTACGGTACGACACGATGACTGCAGAGAAGATGAAGGAAGAGGTGAACGACGGACGCGTAACCGCATACTCGGTCGAAGACAACGACATCACCTTCTACAAGATCTCTGACTAGCCCAGCCGTCAAACTCAAAGACCATCGCCCAGCCCCACATGGGCTTTGGTTTTTGTCAAAATGGTAGCGATCTCTAAGAGTCGCACATTTTACAACGCCTATAATGAGACCCCTACGAAAGGAACCGTTATGGAACTGAAGAAGAAGCTCGCCCGGATCAAGACCAAGATCAAGCAACACCCCAACTGCGTCGCCGCTATTGGATCGATGCTGGTAACTGGAGCCGCTCTCGGATACTACTCAGGAAAGGAACTGAGCAAGGCCAAGCGTGGTTCGAAGTTGCTGACTGAAATCCTCGACGACTTCATGGACGGGGAAAAGCATGCCGCTTGGCTTAAGGACGGGACGCTTTACGTTCAGCCCGAACCGCTCTCCGAAGAAGATCTCTAACCCATAAAGCCTCTGAACCCCTACACGGGGTTTATGCTTTCTTTTCGCGAAGTTTACACGGCCTATAATGAGACCCCCTACTAGATTGGAAACCGCCGTGTTCAACAACCGCGAAGCCCGAATCCGGTTCG